TATGCTGAATCAACATTAAATCCCCATTCCATTGCATCAAAGGGGAGATTGCCATCGATGTAGGGGTTGACACCATCTTCAACAGGAGCACCTCCTGCAACAATAAGATGTCTCCAATTTGGGAAAGTTGGTTTGCCATTGCTTCTGGCTTTTCGATCCTTTACCCACCAATCTCTGACGATTGAACGAGGGATTACGGTACTCTTTCTGTCAGGAGAAGCCTGATCGAACTTGAAAAGCTGTCTGAGTTTATTGATGAGAGAATCTGGTTTTGTTTCGCCAAGGGAGAAATCAGGCTTGATCTCATCAGCCCATTTGGGGTAGGTTTCACAGAGAAGATCTGTTGGTCTTACAGTCTCCAGGCAACAATATTCCCCAAAGTTAAGATTCCAACTTCTTGTCACGAAGGGATCAAAGATGAAGCATCTTGGATCAATCACCACCAAATCAATATCACCCTTTCCATAATCAAGATTCTTATCATAGCATGTATTGAAAAGGGCAAATCCAAAATATTCCTCCAGCATCACAAACTCAGTCAGCTTCTGCTCAAACTGTTTCTCTTCCAGAATCCCATCGATTGTTTTCTGGAGGACATCACAAAGAGGATCATCCTTTGCCTTCCGAGAGGTGACAGATATGGTTGGGCGAGAGTCTGTAAGTAGAGCTGTCTTCCGCTCAATGATCTGATTCAGAAAGTTCATTACAGCGGAGATCTTATACTTAGGCCGTCTCTCAGGCCAAGTTTGTCCCTTGATTACCTTAATCGCACGATCCCAATTCTTGCTCGCAGATGCACGATGTGCGGCTCCCTCAGTATAAAGGGCATTGAGGTGAGTAAGGATTTTCTGTTGATCTTCAGTAAGTGGCATGAAATCCCCTTTTTAGGTGAATGCAATTCTTGCTACCACTGCAGCCCCAGGAGAAGTTGTCCCAGCAGTTCCTGCCTCTGTAACACAGGCAGCTTGAAGTCCACTTGCAAAGGTAATCCCTTCCACCGCAAGCAAGACTGGACCATCAAAAGACGCAGGAACCTTGATGATGAAATCTGGAGCAGTTGTTCCAACCACTACCGCACCTGCAGAATCCCACAGTTTGAGGTACACCGCTGAAGCATTCGCAGAGTTGTCGATGTGGATGGCATAGAGGGTACCTCCTGATGCCTTAACCACAACCGCTGCATTTGCAAGAATAGTATCCTGGAAAAGTGAAGTTGCCAGAGATGTAAGGGTAAGAGATGTAACAGCCATTTTTACCTCCTTAGCGCATCAGGTGAAAGACCAAAGAAGGCAGTCAGGATGAGGTTACAGATTGCTTCATCTTGCTCTTTTGTCATCTCCCCACAGAAACAAGCAAGATGGCCTTCTTCATTCAATTTAAAGCTTTGACCACATTTTTTACAACAAAACTGCATCCAATCTACACCCCTCTAAATTTTGAGAGAAGTTTTTGTTCTTCAACATACTCTCTTTCTTCAACCGATTCCTGAACCTCATCCGCCTCTGCCAGTTCCAACTCCATTTCAAGCCCACTCATGAAGATTTGATCTTTCATCTTCTCTTTCTCGGTCTCCTCTGTAAGAGCCTTCTCGGCATCAATCTTAGCAGAAAGAGGATGAGCAATGATGAAGGCTTCCTTCTGGATTGGAAGAAGATCCTCTTGGATGGCAAGACTCGCTCGCTTTCTTGCTATGGATAACCTAATCCACCTGGCAAAGAGAAAAGTTGAAAGGATTGCTGAGTAGAGAGAAAGAAGAAAGGCAATGATAATCATGTTGTTGCCTCAACTGAAGTTCCTTCTATTGCTGCATGCTCTGTCGCCTTTCTGAGTTTCAGTTCCCTCTCTTTTTGCGCATTGATCGCTGCAATTTCTGCTTTCCTTTTCATATTACCACAGAGATCCACACAGAACTTCTGTCCATATCTGACTGGGGTGAAAGGTTTTTTACACCATTCACAAATTGAAGTCCCACTCACCACCTCAATCTTTGACCAACCTGGAGGGATGGAGGGTGCTTGGAGATTGCCTGATTCAAACTGGGAAAGGACTGCTCCCAGCAATAGCTGCCACCGAGGGATTTTCAGGGTAAGATCTGCTAACTCGAAAGCATAATCACGAACTGAGGGATCGAGTTGTCGCAGAAGAAGGGAAGCAGCATCATCCAGTGACCCCGAATAATTGTCAGTGACGGGTTGGAGGGCTGGAGGTCCCTGATTTGTCTGGGAGGGAGGTGCTTTGAGATTATCCAACATCACTGTAAGTTGCTCAAATGCTCCCTTGGAATCAGGATTGTCGTTTGGTTGAGAATCTAATGTTTCACCTGGAATGATGGTCTTTTTGCTCATCTCTTTATTTCTCCTTTCATTCTGCATCTTGGGTCAGGGTTTGACCCATTCCTTTTTCTAATAATTCAACCAACTCTTATCATCACTTCCAACCATCATCTCATCCTCAAACACCTCTCCCCTTGCTAACTCCATATCCCTCTTCGTGGGATCGTTCTTCTTCATTTGTTCGATGACTTTATTGATGTCTCTGGAATCAGAGTCTGTGGTAAGAGGGGCATCCTTAAACTTCCCAAGCTGTTGGAGGAGAGATCCTGATTGATAGGTATGAGCAAGCGTGTATAATCCAATCATATAAGCCATCACGAGATCGTCATGGCAATTCCAATCTGCCTCTGCGCTATTGGTGGTGTTGCGGACGAAGTTAAGCATCTCATCTATAAGAGGTTGGGAACGGATGATGAGTACGTCAAGGGTGATGCAGGCTGCTGTATAACTGCAGAGAAGGGGTTTGGTGGCTTGATTGGTCTGCCAACCCAATCTCTCTGTTTCATAATGTTTAAATCTGTCAAAATATTGCCATCGATAGATGTTCCAATAGGATTGCTTGATCTCATTCAGTGTGGTGTAGCCAATCGAGGGACCTGTCTCTGGTGAGATTAATGCCTCATTGTACCACTTTGCAACCTCCACCAACTTCAATGCGAATTGAACAGCATCAATCCATCCCTTCCATTCTGCAACTTGCTCAACCACCGGTCCTGTCTTTGATACCTTCAGCACCTCCATTGTTGAATAATCTTCTCCCTCAATCCCTTCTGCAACATCTGCGCCAATCACATAATCAAAATCCCTAATTGGGCGTTCCCAGATCATCAATTGTCCATCTTCATTAGGGATGAATCCCTCACTTCCAATATCCCCTCTCTCTATTGGCTCGACGCAACGATTTCTAAACTCCAACAGTTTCTTCTTTGCAAAATAAGGAACTCCCTTTGCGATGAAGGCTTCTTCATCATCACAGGGATATTCCTGATGGAACTTCTCCACATCCCCATTGAAGTCAAGGATCTTCCCTCTCCTCCAATTTAGTTGATCAAAAGATGCTTTGAACTTTTGGAGGATGTATTTCTCTTCTTCATCCATTGTTGCGATGAAGATTTTCTTTTCATTCTCGTTTCGGAAAGGAGTCTGATAGTCAGGAAAGATTAACCAAGAGAAGAAAACAGGGAAGAATTTTGAGAGCTTTCGAGAAGCTTTAAGGGATTTTTTGGATTTTTGCCATTGCTCATAGAAGTAACCTGATCTTCCATTCCCTGTTGTCTCATTCACAATCACTGTACCAGCGAGATCCATAATCGCAGGAACAGCAGATGTAATTAGGGCTTCTGCATTGTCCCAGAATGCGACCTCTGAGTTATGCCCAAAAGCATATCCACCACTTCTTGTTGCTGTGATGGTATTCGCAGAGAAGACCTCAATGGAGGAAAGTAAGCCAGGATTGATCAATCTTGCTTTTTCGTTGGGATTCTCAAATACGAGTTCAGTCTTGTTTGAGTATCTCTTCATGGGACGAAAATCGGAGGGAAGTTTATCATAGAAAAGTTTGCTCATGTTGAAGATTTTGGAGAGGGAGAGTTTGTCGTGGGTGACAATGTAGGAGCCGGTATTTGGGATGGTGGTTGTTTGATGGAATAATCTACCTTCAACATAGGTGGAGATTCCCTCCCTCCTGGCTTTGAGGACGTTAATCCTTACCATGCCCTCAGTCCTCAGTTGCCATTCCCACACCCGATGGAGTTTCTGTTGGACGACATTCAGTTGGAGAGGAGCAATCTGACGCTTCTCTGTCTTGACCTTGAGTAGGTTGGGGGCATAATAACTGAAATCCTTAAGCTGACTGATCTCAATCAATTCTTTTCTCCTGAAGCCTGTGCAAGAATATCATCGATTCTGGTTGGAGGATCACCAAGCTCATCCTCTGGTTCTTCTCCAAAAATTTCTGCAACATCATCATCAGCAGGAAGAGATTGATCTGGAGGATGAAGGGATTCGAGCATGGTGAGGATTTCCTCATCAGGGGCTTCTTGCTGGATGGGAGTGACTGTCTTAATGCTCTCTTCAAACGTCACTCTTCGCAGTCTCTCCTCATAACTCACCTCTTCCCTATGCCCGTCTCCATTTTCAGGAATACTCTCTGGCTTGATGAATTTGGAACCAAGCACCGTCATTGTGGTGGCAGATTTCAGTTTCTGATCAGTGGTATAGTTTCCTGATTGCGCCTCCAAGACAGTTTTATGGAATTTAACTCCAAGCCCTACCGTCTCCAGAAATTCATTTTCCAAATTTTGCAATGTCTCCCTTCTTGCCATCATCTTCTTCAGCTCCACCTGGAAAAGAGGGGAGTTAACGATGATCGAGAATCTTGATTGGGAGAGCCCGAGATCTTCTCGAACCTTTTTTGGTGTTTGTCCCTTAACCAATCTCAGCATTATCTCCCTATGCCTTGGGGTGATCTTCTGTAATGCTTGTGCATTCATTGTCATAATTAGACCTTTCCCTTGAATCTACCTCTTACCTTACCATAAAGAAAATGAGATGTCAAGAGAAAAGTAAGGGCGGGAAGAAGAAAGAGTGCAAACCTTATCCCTTCTTAGCCAATCTTAGCCAACCAGATGCTCAGGGAAATGATCCAAAAAAAATTTCACCTGAGGTCAGTTTCGTCGCCCTGTGCTTTTGCTTAGGCACCCCTGGTACTATGGAGGGGGACTTAGACCTGGTCTGGATTTTAAGGTTTTTGAGAAATGGCGGGTGTGTACTAAAGTGGTGTATGCATAAAGATAGTGTATGCTGGAGGGAATAAAAAAAGGGAAGGAATAGACTTCATTCCTTCCCTTGTTAGATGTTACTTTCCAAACCCATGCTTGGCCATCGCCTTTTTCATCTCGGCGAGCACATTTGCGGGTAATCCCAATTTGGCCGCTTTGTCAAGGATTTTTTCTTCAACAGGCTTACCACCACCACTTGACATATCGTGATCACGGTCAATGCGTAATGCCTTGACGTATAAGTCAAGCCGATTTGTAAATGGCACTTTGTTAAATGCCTCTTCAGAAATCGGAATTGACAAGTCATAAAGGACTGCATCAGCGTCAGAATACTTGAAGAGCCTGCGTTCGACGTATTCATTAGGTGTGTCCTTGACAATCCCCCTTTTCAAAGACAAGGAGGTGAAATTTCCTTTTTCGTCCTTTTTGCCGTCCATTCTCAAAAGGGGGAAATCTTCTTTTGTCAAAGTGGCCAGGGTCTTCTTCTGTCCGTTCGTCAACTCAATTTCCACCTCTGCGATTTTCTTACTTGCTTTTTCCATTCTGGTCTCCTTGTTTAATATATTAAACTTTGTTTAATGGAAAAAGGCAATGTTCACATGTACTAATTTAGTGCATGTCCTTTGCTTGCAAGCATTTCACTTGCTTGTGTTTTTCCTATTCAATTTTCAATGAACTGTTAATGCCTATTCATTCAAATAAGCATTAATGACCTTTTGTATTTCTGCTAATATGCCAAATGAATTTTTGCATTTTTTTGTCTTAATCCATTTGTTGCATATTTTGGAAATACGTTTTACATAATATGTTTCATTCTTTTTCATGGTCTCAATATAACAAATTCATTTTCATTTGTCAAGCTTTATTTTTCAAGTATGAGATAAGCAAAGGTCAAAATTTGTCACTCCTCCCCTGCCAAAATGTCCTCTTGTCTCAATCATCCAAATCATAACAGGGAAACTGGTTTCAAATCACAATCCTTCCATTCTGAATCTTGGGTCAAAGCATGACCCTTCCTCAATCCAGGAGTCCCCAAGCAATCAGAATAGGATCAAGGGTCATGGGTAGAGGGGTACCCCTTTCCTTCTCCCCCCAGACCCTTTTCTTCTGCTTTTCTTCTCCCCTTTCAAATTCATTTTCCCTAATAATTCCAATAACTTAGACCCTTTTCATCTTCTTTACCCTTTTCTTCTCTGCCCCTTTATCCCCCCTCCCCCTT